TGGATCTGGCGTTTGCGGGCCGTGGTGGAAACGTCCACCGTGTAGTTGATCGTCTTGTTGTCGATCAGCACCTGGGCCTTGGCCTTGCCGGTTTCGGAAAATGGCAGGGCCTCAAATTGTTTCATGGCCGCGGCCTTGCGCTTCTCCCATTCGGGCAGCAGCTGGTCGGCCTGCTTGTCTTGGCTCCACGTGAGGAAGTCGCCGTAGCTCTGGGCCAGCGTGTTGTCGATCTTGGCCAAGTTGCCTTCGTCGCGGGACCGCTGCATCTGCATGGAAAGGTCCATGAGATTGCTGGCCACCTTGGCTCCGGTGGCCCCGAAATCCGCCCAAGCGCGGGAAGCGTAGTCAATAAATTCGACCGGCTGGGGCGTGGGCGCGTCGAGCAGCTGGGCCGTCTGCGAAAGGATAGCGTTGCCGCGGCTGAAGTTCGGCGCGTTGAGGACCGGCGCGGAATAGGCGCGAGCGGACCCGGGGATCGGCGTGTTGGGCAACGGGGCCGATCCGGGCACCGCGTTGGGCGCGTTGGGAATCTGGTTGACGGGGACGGCCATGGCTATGAGTACACTCCTGCTTTCACGTCACGGCGGTATCCAACGTAAGCGCCGGCGGCTTGGCTGGCCCCGCTCAACAGCGTGCCGTAGGCCCCGATCTGGTAGGCTTGGCTTTGATTCATCCCCTGCATGTAGGTGCCGCGGGCCGCGTTCATGTCATAGGTCAGCTGATCATTGATGAGGCCGCGCTGACGCACCAAGGCACTGCCCTGGTATTGGGCGGCGGCCAGTTCGTATTGCGCGGACTGACGTTCGAGGTTGAGGTTGGAAAGTTCGGCTTGGGCTTTGAGGTCCATGACCTGCCCATCCATCATGGCGTCCTGACCGACAAAGCGGGTTTGCCATAGCTCCAGGGCACTGCCATAGCGTCCGGCATCGGCCTTGGTACGAAGGGCTTGGCTTTGCAGTCCGGCCTCGTAGAAGGCATCAGCCACGCCCAGTTCCATGAGGCCGGCGGTTTCGGCCATGACCATGAGCGGGCTGCCCTCGAAGGTGACGGCGCTCTTGCCCTGCCTGCCGCGGAGGGCGGACATGACCTTCTCGTTCTGCTCGCGTTGCCGGCGGGCGCGTTCGCGGGCCTGGGCCTCGACCAGGTTGGCCTCTTGGTCTTGGGATGCGGCGTTGCGCTGGGCGATGAGCGCATTGTTTTGCATCGCCATGATCTGTGAGTCGGAGCGCGATTGCAGATTGCGCTGGTTGAGCAGATTCATGCGCTGCGAATTCTGCATGTTTTTCGCTATCGCATTTTGCGAGGCCAAAGCCTGCTGCTGGGCCAAGGCATTTTGCTGGCTCATCAGCTGGTTCTGCACCATGGCGTTGTTGGCGGCGATCTGGGCCGCCTGCATTTGCAGATTCTGATTGTAGGCCGCCATTTGCGCGGCGGCTTGGGCTTGCTGCATCTGGCCATACATGGCCACGCCCGTGGAAGCCACGGACCCAACAATCGCAGCGATGGCGATGATTTCAGTCCCGGTTCCCATGGTCTTCCTCCGGTTCGATGGTGATGCCCACCATGCTGACCAGGTCGGTCATTTCGGTCTTGAACCCGAAACGCTCGAGGTAGCGGGCGATGGGCGCAATAGTGGTCACGCGCATGATCGGGTAAGCGTTGCTCGCGGCGAACCGGCGCATGTAGGTGAAAAGGTTTTCCAGCGCCTCGCGGCTTTGCGAGAGCTTCAACTTCGGACGGGTCACCGGATACTCGGCCCAGCAGACGCCCACGCTGTTGTCCATGTAGAGCCAGAGCGCGGCCACCGGCTCCTGGTCCATCGTGCAGACCACGCCCAGCTTGGGCAGGATTTGCTCGGGCGGACACTTCGCGCCGTGGACAGCGAACCAATCGGAGATCATGGCATAGTCATTCTCCGGGTCATAGAAACGCAGTTGGTAGAGGTGCTTGCTCATCGGGTTAGTCGAAAATCAGTCACCATAAAAATCGATCTTGGCCACCAAGGCCAGCACGGTGAGCGGAAGTGGCTGGTTTTGTCGCACCATGACTTGGAGGTTGCGGTCATGGTCGGACGCGGTGACCACCTCGGTGTCGCCGGTGAAGACCGGCGGCGAGGCGTCCATCGGGTCGGGGAAATCGCGGTTGTAGAGGTATTGCCACGTCTGGCCTTGGTCGGTGGAGACTTCTCCGCCCAGGCTTTTTTGCAGGGCCAAGACCATCCGGTGGATGCGCTTAAAGCGTCCGCGGCTGGTGCCGTCCGCCATGTTGTTGATGTCAATGGTCATCGGCTGGAGGGTCGAGGTGAAGGGCAGGCCGGCCAGCACGGTGGTCCGCGCCTTGTCCAAAGTGATCTGGCCGCCGGCCACGGTCTTGGGGGTTTCCACCGATCCGTTGGCCAGCACGTTCACGGTGCGCCCGTTGAGGTGCGAGAGGCCGGACATGGTGGCGTTCGCCGTTCCCGAATAGCGAACAGCGCAATCGAGGTACCACCAGTTGGCCTTGTCCGCGGCCTCGAAGGTTTCCCGGCTTTGGGTGTAGAAGCGTTCGATGAAGCGTTTGGTCTGGCCGCCCACGGTGCGCTGGACCGAGAGCCAGACCTCGTCGGTGCCATCGATTCCGTAGATCGTGGCCACTGACTCAAAGTCCCCGTCTGTGGTGTGCCGGTGCCAGCCCACCACATTCTGGTCGCGTTCGTAGGTCATGCCGATCAGCTGGCCATCGCCCTTGACCGCCCAGTAGATGGCGTCTGTCTGCTGCTGGTAGGACCGCTCGACAATTTCACCGGAGGTGACGTGTTCGGCCAGGACGGTCAGATCCGGTGCCACCCACCCGTCCTTGTCGAGCACGTAGACCAGTTCGCGCACCTTGCGCCCTTGGCGCTGCACGAAAAGCAGCACGTCATTGATCGTGGCCGCGGGCAAATACTTCGATCCGTAGGAAGATTGCTTTTGGGCCGTGACATTGCTCGGGGTGATCCCCTCGTCGGTCGAGGCCCCGAGGGTCCATTCGTTGCCACTGGTGCCGATGAGCAGCTTGTCTTGGCTTTCCATCCACATAAGCCGGTTGGCTTCCTTGGCCGAGAGGGTGAGGAAAAGACCGCCGTCATTGTTGGTGGTCAGACGCAAATTCTGGAAATCATCCACCACGCTGCCCCAGATCGAGAGAGGCCGGCGCTCGGTGCCGCCGTAGTAGATGCGTCCCTGGTGAAGGGTCACGGTGCGCGGAAATCCTTGGCTGGTGCTCCATGCGCCCTCGCTCCAGATTTTGGTCGCGGTGGTCTTGGCCACGGGGTTAACCACGTTGACCGTGACTTGGGTCGGGCTGGTATAGCCGGTCACCTTGACAATGCCGTAGACGCGGGAATCCGCGGCCTCGAGGCGGGCAATGCGCGTGCCGTAATTGATCGGGGTCCAGTATTTGCTGTTGGCCGGCGTGAAATCCACCGGCTCCCAGTATTCCGCGTTGCTCGGGCGAAAATTTTGCAGTTCCCAGTATTCGGGGTTGTCGGGCGTGTAATCCATTTTCTCCAGCTTGCCCGCCTCATAGTCCGCTTTAACCGCCGTTTCGTTGGAGCGGGCATGGGTGGTCAGCATCTGAATCTTGTTGCCGTTGCGGGCCGTGGTGAAATCGTCGCTATTGCCAATAACCACGCGCCAGTAGGCACCTGTCTGTTGATAAATCTCGTTGTGGTCTTTTGCTGTGTTGACCCAACCGCTAATAGCTGGGTAGCCCGTTGGCACTTTGTAGATTTCTCCTTCTGCTTCGTAGAGATGTCCGGCGGTAGCCGTTGATCCATAAGGATAGGTTGTGACCGTGGTGTTGTGGGCTTGAACGCACTTGTAGGTTCGTCCGTTGTATTTGACCAAAGCGTCCACCGCGTAGTTTTTGTTTTTGTAATCCCAATCGGTGGTGGTGTTGTTGTGGGCTTTGGTGCATTTGTAAGTTCGCGTGTTCCACGTGACCAGGGCGTCGAGCGCGTAGTTGCCGGCAAATTCGTTCCAAGCTGCCGCGGTGGAATTATGCCCGAGGACGCACTTGTAGACGTTGTTCTCGTAGGTCACCACGGTATCGAGCGCGTAGTTGGTATTGGTCGCCCAGGCTGATCCGGTCACGTAGTTGGAAATGGCCAAGCGAAGAAGCACCTCGCGTTCAGTCTTGCCGCTCGCCGTGATATTGCGCTCGGCAGAGCCTTTGTAGGAGCGGATGACCTGCCAAGTGGCCCCGTTGTCCTCGCTCTGCTCGATGTTGATGATGGCGGACCAGACGCCCGAGGTGGAAAATTCCCAATCGCCAAAGACGTTGAGGTTGGTGCTGTTGGCGTTGCCGTCGATATTGCGCTCGGTGAAAACGGCCTCGAGCGCGTGGCCCAGCTGCCAGTAGCTTCCCACGTGGCCGGCGTTAAAGATCCCGGTGGACGCGGTCAGCGTGCGACCGTTCCCCGTGAGATGGCTGCAAGCCAGCGTGGTGTCGGTCAGATTCTCATCGAGTAGCGCCGGCCAATCCCACGCCACCTCGGTCAAGGTCCAGTTGGTGTCCGCCAAGCGGGAGAGCTTATGCGGAGCCACGTCTGGGTGGACGAGGTACATGATGTCGTTGATCTGGACAAACTGCACCTCGCGCAGCTGGCTTTCGAGGTAAGGGCTGGCCACTTCGACCGGATTGCCGCCGGAAAGGACCGGCACGCCATTGGACCAGAAGCGCATATACTGGTGCCCCATCTCGATGACAAAGCGCGTGGTGGTGGAAAAGTTGAACCCGATCAGCCGGCACCGGCGGTCGTTGAATTTGGGATTGCCCAGGTATTCGGTCCCGGGGCGGCGGATGACCCCGCCGTAGGGCAGGATGATGAAATTCTCCAGCGTCGAGCAGCCGTTGCGGTATTTCTCCACGTCACTCCGCGCCCCCATGTAGGGGGACAATTCGCCGGCGTTGAACGAATTGATGAGGGCCGAGACGGGCATTTTAGAATCCCCCGCTCACGCGGCTCTTGACCAGGTCGCTGTCCACCCAGGCCATGCGGCGTTTGTCGCGTTGCTGGAAAACATCGGAGAGGCGGGCCTTGGGTCCGGTCACCTTGTCATACTCCTGCATGAGCGCGGTGGGCTGGTCGAAGCGTCCGGTCAAGGGGGCGCACAGCTTGGCCGCCAGCTTGAGCGAGAGGGCCTCGCTAAACAGCGCGGGGTAAAACGTGGTGTCGGTCACGCGGGCGATGTAGCGCACCTCGGCCTTCTCGGCATCGGTGAGCAGGCGGTTGCCCTCGATGTGCCAAGGGTCGCGCACCTTGCCCAGATCGTAGCCGTTCAACTGCAAGAGGCGCAGGTTGTCGGTGGGCAGCTGGTAAGCGTAGAGCCACTCGAAGTCCGGCGGCGTGGCCAGCTGGGCCAGCACGGCGCGTTTGCTGGCGAAGTTCCAAGGGTGGCTGGCCAGCACCTCGTCGCGGGTCGATTCGTAGAAGCGGTTGGAAAATTGGGCTTGCTTGGTCGAATCAGTCAAAGCCATGACCGGACTGATGCCCAAGCGACCCAGGGCATCATTGACAATATCGGTTTCGGAGGCGGCCATAAAAGAAAGGGGGGCAGACTATTGGAGCCGGTCTGCCAGCGGTTGTGTGAGCTACCAATCCATTGGATTAGGCTTCGGAGCAGCTGATCTGGACCACTTTCTTCTCTTCCATGCGGGTTGCGCCGATGGAAGCGGTGGTGCGGATTTGCAGCGAGTGACTGCGGTCGGGGCGGATGTCCACGTGGACACGGCGTCCGGCATCGGTCATGCGGAGTCCACTCTTGACGTAGGCAACCACTTCGCGGCGGCTGTTGGCCAAGGTGAAGAACGCCTTGTTGACCACGCGGAAGCGGAAGCCCAAGAACGTGTCCAGCTGACCGGCCACCAGAGCCTTCACCGTGTTGTAGTCGGCGGAGGTCACTTCGGTGGTGCGGAGCAGGTCCTGCAATTGGCGGGGACTGACCGCGATGATACGCGGGTCATCCTCGTCCACGTCCGCGTCATCCAAGATAAACTTGGCTTGGCGCAGTTTGGCGATGGTCAAACCACTGGTGGCCGCGGTGCCGCTCTCGACAAAGTCGTGGGCGATCTTCTGGCCGGCGGGAAGGACCGTGTTGGTCGTTCCGGTGGCTCCGGTCGAAGCCGTGCCAACCGCGGCGGCGAGGATGATCTCGTCGCACTTGCGGGCGAAGGCCATGGCGTGGTTGGTCACCAACTCGCTCTGCGGGAGCGAAACTTCGCCCAGCAGTTCGGCATCCCACTCATCGAGGAGGTCAGCCTTCTCGTATTGCAGGGGGCGCAGCCAGCGTTGGGCCAGCGCCGTGTCGGTGATGTTGGTGGTTTGAGCACGCGCAGTGATCTGCGTCATGTTGACGCTGGCCATCTGGTTGTACTTTTTCTCTTTTCCGTTGACGCGGTCGATGACCACGAATTCGCGGAGCTTGGAGAGTTTCTGCTGAACGAGGTAATTCCAGTTACTGGAAAACTCGGTCGTGAAAAACTCGGGGATCTGGGTGATAGCAGACATGATGTTTCTCCTTTAGTTTTCGACTAACCCCGCGTTGGCGGTGTCGGTCGGGTTGTTGGTTATCTGTCCCTCGGCCTACCGGATTGTCTGCACAGTGCAGGTCCCGGCCTGTTGGGTTTGCCGCGGGCAGGCTCACCAAGGAGTTGTCTGCTCTCGTACTACCTTTCGACTAATCCCGCGCAGCAACGCGGTCAAAAAGAAATTTCTATTTTGAGCCGAAAACGCAAATGTAGAGAAAACCTATATTCCCCAGCGTGTAGCCGGCGAAGGCGATGGACATGCCGATCTGGCCCTCGCGGTAGAAATTTATCGAGGTGGCAATATAACAGGCCGTGCAGATAAGCAGCGGGACAGTGGTCATGCCGGCTTGTGGTGGCCGATAGTGATTTGGCCCTGGCACTGCTTTCCGGTAAACTTGGCCACCGCGGAGCAGATGCGTTCCAGTTCGAGGATGGGTTCCTCGGCCACGTGGGGCAGGACCACGTGGGCAATCTCATGGACGATGATGCCGAGGCCATTGGCGGCCACGGCGCGGGGATCGAGGTAGACTGTCCGGGTTTCGTAGTCAGCCATGCCCTCCAAGCACTCGCGGGCCGGCGGACGCATGATCTTCACGCGCCACCAAGACCCATCGTATTTGAAGCGCATGGTTGGGACACGGGTGGCCATGGCGCTATTTCATGCGGTAGTGCGGGACGGAGAAGACCCCGCGCTTCGGCGTGGGAATGTAGAAGTCTTGGCGTTCAATGCGTCCGGCCTTAACCGCCTTGTTCAGCTTGATCCGCATGCTGTCCACCGATTTGCCCACGGCCTCGGCAATCTCGGGCACGGTGTGCCATCCGGCGGGCACGTGGTCCGCGGGACGCTGCACGGTGGTGGCCGCTTTCCACGCGGCGGCGTTGATCATTTCCGCGGTCATAGGTGGGTAACAACCGGCGGCGGCGGGTTGAAGGTGAAGTTGTGGACGTGAGGCAGGGTCCCCTCCTCCAGGCCACGCCAATCGAGCACGATGACGCTGGGACGCGGAATGGCGTCCGGCACCACCTTCTTCCCGTGGCGGGTGAGGAATTGCCATCCTCCGGTCACGGCGAGCATGCCGGCCCCGTCCGTGTACCATCCGCCACAATGGCGATGGGCGCGGAGGTAAACACTCGGCACGGGATGACCGGACCGGATGCAGTTGAGGCGGGCATTGCCCAAGTTGATGCTCATGGCGCTGGCCTCGAGGTAGGCTCGGCTGGTGGCCGGCATGTGGTGAGTCGCGTTGCAGAGCGTGCCGTTGATGGTGAAGAGCCAATGGTCGCGGGCCTCGCCGGCCCCGAGAAGGTTGGCCAGGTAGTCCTCGACGTTGTGGGTGTGGCATTCGGTGCCGCGGGTGATCAAGATCTTGGCCGCTTTCTCCGCGTAGCCTTTCAAGGCCGCGGCGGCCATCCGGCAATGGTCTTCGATCAAAGTCGCCACCACTTCCGGGGACCTGTGATGGATGCCCTCGGTCGCATCACCATTGCACAAGAGCACGTAGGGATCATCGCCGGCCAAGTCAAAGACCCGCCGCATGCCCTCCTGCCATTTGTCCCACAGCCACTCTTGGTGGTAGTTGGAACCAAAGCCCACCGTGTTGCCGTAATGCGTTTCCACATCCGGCGCGAGCAGGCCCACCGTGCTGCCACAGTGCAGGTCGCTGACTACCACCAAGAGTTGGGGTTTCATCGTTGTGAGAGGTAGGAGCGGACTTGGCGGACCACGTCTTCGTCACCTTCCTGGTAACGGCGGTGGAGCGGGTTGTCTGGGTTGGCAATGATGTCCAGAGCGCGATCCTTGCCCACCTGCATGGGGCTGGCGTTGGCGCTGACCAGTTTGTCTTCCGCGATTTGCTCCGCGGCCCAGACGGCCAGCTTGACCATGGCCGGATCAGCAAAGCCTCGGGCGGTCGGATCGATGCCCGCGGTGATGGCGGCCCGCTTGGCCAAGTCGAGCTTCTCGCCAAATTTGTCCCCGTATTCGCTTTGCAGCTGCTCTTTGCCGGCTTGCAGCTGTTGGATGACCATTTGCTCGCTGGCTTGCGCCATGGCCTGCACTTGCCCGATTTGCAAGGCAGCCAGTTCCTTCATGGCCGCCGGCGGGATGTTGTGCTTGTGGGCCAATTGCGCGGCCTGCTTGGCCATGGCCTCGTCAAACTGCACGCCCTCGGGCAGGGCCTCGGGCTTGAGGCTCTTCAAGTAATCGTCCGGGCTTTCCGGCACGCCCAGGGCCTTGCGGAATTCCGCGATTTCCTCGGGCTTGCTCTTCTCGTTGGGCACCAGAACCGATTGGCTCTTGCGGCCCAGGATCTCCTGCATGCCGCGGTAGCTTTTGGCCAGGGCTTGGTAATCGGCTTGGCCTTCGCGCCAGAAGTTGTCGGGGAGCCATTCCGGCTTCTCCGCGGATGCCGCGGGAGCGGATGGCTCGGAAGACGGGCTGGCCTCGAGCAGGCTGGTGACGGGTGCAGTTTCGGACGCCGGCGTGATGGCGGCGTCCCCGGCGGGTGCTGTGGATGTGTCCATAGATTGGTTGTTTTTCGACTAATCCCGCGCAGGTTGCAGGGGTCGGATTTGCACCGACGATCTCCTTCGTTATGAGCGAGGCGAGATACTGCTTCTCCACCCTGCAATGTCAGCGCACGATCTTGGTCTTGGGTTGGTCAAAGTCGGCATCCCCCACCATTGGCTCGGAGAGCTTGTGTTGGATGAAAAGAAGCACCTCGCGTTGGCCATCGCGGAGGGCCGCGGCCAAGGGGTCATAGGAATTGTGCATGGAACGCTGGAAGGCGGGCCGGTCCACGCGGAAGTAGGAGCGGAGGTGCTCCAAGATGGCTTGCCCGTCCTCGCTCGAGAAGACGCGGTGAAAGGCGTTGGTGATTTGCTGGGCCTTCTTCTGGGCCTCGAGCGCGGCGTCACTTGTCATAGAGATTGCTGGATGGCTTGGCCTACCATGCTGTCACTCTTGATCGAGCCGGCCTTGGCTGCCATGTCCGCTTGGGCCATCATTTGCTGCTGCTCCTGCATGGCCTGCATTTGCGCGGCCCGCTCCTCGCGCATCTGGTCGCGCTTGTCGGTGTCCAAGATCCAATCCGCGGGCACCCCGTCATTGCGACCAAGGTCGCGGGACACGGCGTCCATGTCATAGTTGTCGAGGATCTCGGGCTTGAGCGGGATGATCGGGGCCAGACGCTCCATGGTCCGCATGAAGGCCAAGTTGTGCAGGCTCTTGATGGCCAAGGCCACGCGGGACGTGTAGGTCACTTCCGGCTCGGGGATCTCGGGAATGCCGGTCGTTTCGTTCTGCACGATCACGTCCGGGGGCGGCGGCGGGAAGAGGCCCTGGCGCAGGTGGAGATTGAAGACGCGGCGGAGCAGAGGGTTGAACAGTTCGGTCGTTTTGCGGGCAAAGGTCGGGCTGAATTGCACCAGCTTTTCCGAGGCGCGTTCGGCCACTTCGCGGGCCGTCATCTGCTTCTGGTCGAGCATGGCGAACATCTGGAAGAGATCCACGTGGAACGCCCGCTGGATCGAGGCTTCCTTGCGCTTCTCCCGCTCGAGGCCGATCTGGTATTCCCCTTGGGTCAACCATTCCTTGGGCAGCGCGTTGGGATTGAGAGGATCGAAGTAGGTGAATCCACCGGAGCGGAGATCCACTTCGTTCTCATGCGTGCTCGGGATCAAAATTCTGGGAAAGGCTTTGATCTCGGCCAAGGCATCCATCTGCTTGACCAAGAAGTTCAGCTGCCTCGCCTCGGGCATGGCAATCCAACCGGGGGACCATCCGTAGGCCGAATCGCCCCACTTGAGGTGGCGGCCAGCAAAGAAGGGCTGCTCATCAAATCCACTCGAGCGCACCACGTGCTTGCTCGCCTTGTCCACGTAGACGCTGGCAATCGGTTTGTTCTCGCCGTCTTTCTTGCTCGCATCGCGGTCCTTGTGCCGCCGCGGATAGATGGCATGGACAAAATCGTGCAGCGTGTTGCCGCCCTTGCCGGTCCGGCGGTATTCCTCGACCTGCTTCCGCATCTTCTCGGAAAGGTTCTCCTCCCCGAATTTGTCCGCGGCCTGCAAGCAGGTCATCTTCAGTTCGCGGAAGATCGTATCCACCAGGCCCTCGTCATCTTCCGAGATGCAGAAGCTGCCACAGGGGAAGGTGGTGAAAGTGACCGGATGACGGCGGCCAGGTTCGCAGAACATCGCGTACGTGCCAAACGTGCCATCGTCAAAATAGAGTTCATGGACCTCGGAGTAGAAATTGGAGTTGGCCAAATTCAGCTGGACAATCTCGGAGCACTGCTGGAACCACGTCTTCGCCTTGTCGTTGTTTTTGATGGCCGCGGGTGGCTCGTAAACAAACCACCGGCTGTCCGCCGGCGACATGTAAGACAGCTGACCATTGGCCAGCACCGCGTTGGCGTAAATCGCCGTGGAATCGAAGAGCACGTCATTGCGTGACGTGTCCGGGTATTCCTTCTTGTTGACGATCTCCGCCTTGCGGGGCAAACAAAAGTCCGCGATGTCCTGCCACATCGTGTCCCACACCTTGCGGTTGGACAGCAGGTCCTGGTGGCGGGTGAGCACATACTCCCCCAGCCGGACAAGATCAGCCTTTTGTTCCATGTCTTTCGACTAACTCTTAACCAAGCAGCGAGCGCGGTCCGGTGGCGGGATTGAAGTATCCGCCGGTTTCGCCGGCGAGAAGCGTCTTGGCTTGGCCTTGCCGTTTCTGCTGCTGCATGCGGTTGCTCGTCTGGGCCTCGGCGGCCTCGACGCGGTTGGGACCGCTGGCTGGCGGTGGCGGAGGAGCGGGAGCCGGTGGCGGAGGTGGAGGAGGAGGAAGCGGAGCCGGGGCCGGCATGGCGGGCATCTTCGGCATCGGCGGCGGTGGCGGTGGCGGCGGTGGCGGAGGAGGTGTGGGCATGGCCGGCATCGGCTGCGGGCGTGGCGCGGGGCGTGAGCCACCACCAAACATGCCGCCGTAATTGCGACACGTCAGATCGAGACGTGAGCGAGTGTAGAATCTCATGGTCGTTGTATGATTTGTTGGAATCTCTGGATCGGAAAAAACAACATGCGGTCATGCTTGCGCCTTTCCCATGCAGCGAGAGGTAGCGCGTACGGCATCCAGCGCAACACTTTTTCGACTAATCCCGCCCAATTTTCAAATGTGGGGTTTCGCGTGGCATAGGCATAAATGTACCAGCAATCGCAATCTTCGCGGTCGAAGACCACAGCAGGGTTGCGGATATCGTCCTGGTGCGCGGTGCTCTCGACGGGCCGGCCCATGAGGAATTCCTCCGGGGTGGAGAAGACATACCCGTGGAGCAAATGAAGTTGCAGGTCCTGCTGAAAAGTGCGCGGACTGTCCGCATCGTAGAGTTCGTAGACCAGTTGGGCGGGTGGTTTCATGTTTAGATTTGTCACAAATTTCGACATGTTTTGGTTACATGTTTACGGCGTGTACACATCACCGGCGCACCACTACGGCGTGGTACATATTGAAAGAATTTGTGCCACGTATTCCTTTCACCGGCGCACCACGATGTTGTCGCGGAATCCGGTGCGAACGATGACCGGATCACGGCGGGCCGGTCCACCCATGGGCAGCATGCCGGCCACCTCGGCCTCGGCCAGCATGCGGAGCGCATCGCTCGGGTGGCTCGACCAATCATGCACCGGCTCGTTGTTGGTGAGGCCCGTGGCGCTGACCGGCTTGTAGTGATAGGCAGCCAAGGCATCGAGGCCGTGTTCACAAAAGGGCAGGCGAAAGGTAAAGCGTGGGAGCAGCTGTCGCAGGCGGTTGATGCCCACCCAGATATCGTTGCACCTTGGCACCACGCGGATGTTGGTGAGGCCGGCGGACTGCAATTCGTTGGCAAACGTGCGCCCGGACGTGTTGGTGGTCATGCCATCATGCGGCAGGATGTGCATGCCAAAGGGGTATTGCTTGCCCAGCATGTGGGCCACGCGGTGGACAGGACTCATGTCCAGGTTCATGTCGAGATCGATGACGCGGATCTCTTCGTTCACGATCTGGAAATACCAGCACACCGTGTTGACCGGAGAGCCGAGATCCCAGCTGGTGTGGACCAAGGCATTGTGATCGTAAGGCCGCGGGGCAATTGCGCCCTCGCTTCGCAGGCGGTCGATCATGTCCGCGTAGATAGCTCCCTCGACGGGGGCCTTGAAACATTCGTCCACGGTCGAAGGGAATTCGCGGTAGATGAAGAGGCCGAGGTTTTTCTCTTGCCGGTCATACCAAAGCCTTTGCCCTGGCGTGAGCTTGTGCTTGATCTCCTCCTCGAGAGACGCGAGGTAGCGTTGATTGATCGAGCTAATAGTGTCCGCGGGACCTTCCAGCGTGTACGTGGGATCTCGCCACCACGGGAAGAAAACCACGCGCCAATCGGCCTCGGTCTTTTCCTTGTCCGGTGTTTCCATGGCGGACTTCACTAAATTCCAAAGGTGCCCTCCCCTGCCGCCCTTCCATGTCGTTTCCACTACGATGCTGCCGTGTTCCGCGGACGGGATGGCCCCGGTGAGAATTTCCTCGGACCTCTTGGGATCATCCGCCTGGATGACGCCCCATTCCGAAAGGTGCAGCCAGTTGTTCGTACCACCGCGGGCGCGTAGGCCGGCGAACAGGCTCGAGGCCGCGTCCCCATTCCACGTAATCTCAATCACGCTGCCGCTGTCTCGCAGATACTTGATGCCGCCACGCAAAGCCGGCGGGAGGTTGTCGAAAGCCACCTTCACAATCGTGGCCAGCTTGCGCTCCGCATCGGCCATGGATTGATCGACAATGCTGCACTGGCTGCCCGCATTCCAAAGGATCTGATCGGCCAGCAGGATATCGATGCCGGTGCTCATGCCCAGCCGGCGGGCTTTAAGTATAATTAACCTTCGGCACCTTTCCTTTAATAGCAGTTCAAAGACGCGCTGCTGCTCCGGGCGCGGTTGGAATTTGATCAGACGGCCATCGGTAGGCCGCTTGATCTTGTACAGGTTGTTGAGCCTCCAAAGAGGATCAGACAGGTTCTTTTGGATCTCCTCCACGAATCTGTGAAACCAGCTGGGTCAGCGTATCGCTCGCGCCGTGCTCGACCTTGTCGGGTTCGGCAAGTCCCAGCAGTTTGACCAAAGAGTTGTTGGCGTTGATCGCGGCGGAGTATTGCTTGTCTTGAGATGACAGTTGTAACAGCAATTCGTAGCGGGCCTTGGCCTTGGCAATCTCCAGATCGCGGTCCTTGGCGTTGGCCTCGCGGATGCGTTTGTTGGCCTCGGCTACGTAACGTGCCGCCGTAGATTCACATACGCCAAAGCCATTTTCACAACTTTCCACAACTTCAGAGTAAGGTAATCCGCGGACAATCCACTTCACCACCGCCCGGATGCGCTGTTCCAATTCTACCTGGCTGGTCTTGTCACCACGCGGACGCGGGGCCGGCGTTTCCACCGGCTCCTCATTCAACATGTGCGTGATGTCCGCGATGTCCACAGGATCAGAAGGGGATGTCATCGTCCTCCGCGGCTGATGTTGCGGGGGCGGGTTTGGGGGCCGGCGTGGATTTGGTTTGGAGGTGACGCCAGTTGCCAATGATCGGGCCTTTGATGCCCTTCTCGCGCATTTCCTTGGTCACGTCTTGGACGATAAAGCCATCGTCCCCGTATTCGCCGGTGCCGTTTTTATTCTCAAAGAATACGCCGTTAAGGTAGGTGCCCTTCTCGCCTTTGTAGAGGAGGTCCTTGTCGATCTTGGTTACGTCTATT